AATGACCAAATCATATTGTGCGAACCAATCCTTGCGTAATTTATAAATTGATTGCCATGTTGAGACTACGACGCGGGCATCGGTCATCTTTTCCTGACCGCTCATGATAATATGAATATCATTCTCATTTGAACCATATTCAATAAAATCTGATCTCATTTGATGTACGAGAGATGTTGTCGGAACAATCAGAAGTGTTTTGCTATCACCATACCACTGAGTTAAAAGCCATATAATAAAAGACTTACCCGAAGCTGTAGGTGAAACAAGTAAACTCCTATTATTCCTAATACAATGAGCAAAAGACTCCGTTTGATAATCGCGAGGGGTAAATTTGGTTTGCAAGGTGGTGATAAATTCGTTTGCTTCTTCGAGTGAAAACGATTCTTGTAAATCAATATCATTTTCAACTTCCACTTCATATTCACGCTCGTCGGCAAAATGTTGCACATACGGTAATAAACCAAGGTATAATTCCTTAGTCATCACGTTATAGAGACGTATTTTACCATCCCACATACGATTACGATACGAAGGCATAAACTTTGCACCCGGTACAGTAAACGTAAAATAATCGGACAGTTCCTGTCGAATCACAGGCTCTGCATCCACTTTCATATATACTTCATTTGCCTTCGAAATAATCAAGGTATTTCCACATATATCATTCTGTTCTAATAATAAATTCGAAGTACTCCATGCTGCTTTGGACATTTGTTCTCATTGTTATTTTGTCCATAATATAAAGCATCACTGACCACCCGTAAATTTCAAAAAATCGATGCTATTTTTAATCAAAAAGTTTCTAGTATTTACTGATTTAAGTATTTCTTCTAACACATCAACAACCTCTTGCTGATATGCGATCTTTGTATTGAGTTGAACCATCTCTTTGTCTGTATCCACATAATAAGAAACCTCCTGTTTAAGTCTCTTAAATGGATATGGCTCACGACCCAATTCAGCAAGATCTTCCGGATTATTCAGATCACCTCTATAATAGTCCATAAGTCTTTGCTGTAGTATTTTATGTTTCATTTTGAGAGCACGAAGTTTCAGCCTCTCATCAGAAAAATGTTTTAAATATTTACCGTGTAGAATTGGTATATTCAGACTTTCACGAGATAATTCCGTCTCGTCAATCTTGGCATCACCTTGCCACATAGATATAATTTCTTCAATCTTCACATTACACTCCGAAAGATTCACCACACCCACAGCTAGAAGTAGATGATGGATTATTCACCTTAAGAAAAGAACCACCAAGTTCATTTACATAATCAATCTCACTTCCTAATATATATAATTCTGCTAGAGGATCCACCAAAAGACAATCATCAATAGGATTAGACCATTCTACATCTGGATAATGTTTTGAAAAGCCCCATACATACTGCATACCAGCACAACCACCACCCTTTACAGAAAGAGTAACGTAGTCATCACCTCTGACTGAATTGAGATATCGTTTAGCGGAATCAGTAATAGTAATCATATATAATAACCCTTAAAAACGGCTCAAAGCCTATTATAACATGGTTATCGGGAAAGTAAATAGATTTCTATAACTTTCTTACATTAAATTTTCGATAACGAAATGTAACCTCTGCCTCTAGATATTCGCTGTCTGTCCCTGTTACGTCGAACGCCAAAGGCGATAGCGAGAGAGGGAACATATCTTCAAACGAAATTTCTACTGATGGATTTTGATTATGAGATAGGATGATAATTGAACCATCTGAAAAGACGCCTGACGATCTTCTCAACGCTGCATATTGAGTGAGGCTTTCTGGGTGCCCCAATCCTATAAGCCAATCGTGAACTTCAAGATAGTTCCTCATATTTTCATCTACACGAAAGCGTAGGTTAAATGGCTCGTATGTGATCCGATCACCTGGATGCTGCGATTGTGCGATAGGGTTAGGCGCATTTACCTCTACCATAGAAATAGTTGGTAGAGTAGCTGCCTGACAAAAGTATTCAACGTTTGGCGCACGGTTTAGAATAAACCGAAAACCGAGTGGTGATAAAAAGTTTATATTTTCTGTAAGAGATTCACTATCAAGAAGATCTACTCCTACTTTTGGAATCAATGCCATGTTTTAATCTCTTTTATAACTTCAGCATTTCTATAACCCTTTGGGCTATCGGTATATGAAACCATAATCTGTTTAATTACTGCTTCGATATTATAATGCCAATAATTTAAGAATTTATGAATTCTTGGTAATTCAGGTGTGACATCAACAGTTTGCCAGATAAACTGTTGAATGATATCAGTATAGTCTGGCATATAGTAAATTACGTCAACGGTAACTAAGTTCTTTCGTATCCACATATTACTATTTATAATACCACAAATACAAAAAAAGAGGGAGGCCGAAGCCTCCCTCTGAGCCCGATTATATCGGATCTTATTATTACATAAGATTTGAAACAATAACCATACGGTAGTAAATATTTTTCTGTTGACTAGAAATAACACCGTTTGCGGCTGTTGTTGCGAATGGATTGGCGACCATGCCGTAGCGGGTCTTGAAGCCAATCTTAGGCTGGAAGGTGTTTTCACCGACCGCACGGACCATCTGTAGAGGTACGTATGGGCAGTAGAATAGACCGGCGTCGAATGCGCTGGAACCCTTGTAGCCGACGGTGACATACTGGTCGCCAGAAGCACTGGAGAAGTATGGATCAACGTATACCCGAACCCGACCGTTTAGAACACCGGCGAATGTATTGCCTGTGTCATCGACGTTTAGGTTGGAGCTTAGAGCAGGTGTGTAATCTAGTACACCAGCCATCTGAAGAGCAGATGCAACATCTGAACCACAGATTAGGACGTTACCCTTGCCACGGCGTGTTGACTTAGCAATCTGATTGGCTTCACGCTCAATCTGGAAGACTAGGCCCTTGAACCGCTCAACGCTCCACCGACCGTTTGCATCAACGTCGAGGTCGAATGTACCGGTTGTGGTTACGTTTGACTGGGCACCGGCTGTTGCGGTGTAGTTGATTGTACGAATGACTTCGCGGTTGATTTCAGCAAGAATTTCTGCAGAGAGAATATTGCTGAGCTCGGTCTCGGCGTCTAGACCATGGATTGCCTTAAGATCCTGAGCAAGTTCCATGGTGTATTCTGCCTTGAGTGCACGTGAGACTGCAGTTACTGCAACCTTCTCAATGCTGAATGCCATCTCGGAGATGCTGTTATTAGCAGAATCGCCTAGAGCTTCAGCGGTTGATGTGCCCATGCCTGTGGCAACGGTATAACCGGAACCAGAAGCACGATCCGTTGGGTCAGAACCATCCTGAGCAGCTGCGGCACCGTCGAGTGTGGTGAATGTAACACCACCGACGCTGTTGTTAGCTGTTGAGGAGTGGCTTGTGACTGCCTCGTTGTAGAGGGCCTCTGAACCAGCCTGTGAGCTGTAACGTGGACGCATTGCAAAGATAAGACCTGTTGGGCCTGTCATTGGCTGAACGCCGCAGACATCATATGCAATGAGGTTTGGCATGGAACGACGAACCAGTGAGATAAGTACTGGATCGAAGATGTCGACTGCACCATCGGAAGCAGTGGAGCTTGAAGCACCCATTGCGTTGGTTGGTGCGGCTTCGCCGAGTAGTGATGGCATCTGATAGCCACCGGAACCGAAAGAAGCTTCACGTGAAGCCTTTTCTTGGTTCTCTAGAAGAGTTGCTGTGACGGCGCGGCGATGAGGATCCTTAATCTCTCCGAGGTCAGGATGCTCAATGACTGGCTGCCACTTCTTCTGTAGATCTTCAGATAGGAACATTTTTTGTTTCTCCTTAACTGTAAATATCAGCCTTCATTGTTTATTTATAATAATATTATTTTCTAGCAGATTTTGAAATGGCATTCACATATCCTGCCATGGCACCTGTTGGACCTTGGATCTCTTCTTCAAGAGAAATGGGACCATCTTCATCATCGACGACGACCACATGGGTCTCTTCATCAATATCAAAATATTGTCCCTTCAGCATACCGATCTTCTTCTGAAAATCCTCAGCTGAAGAGAATTCTACACCTTCTGCAAGGCTACGTAGCTTCTCGACCTGTGTGTCGGTGAGATCTTCTGTAGCTTCTGCAAAAATTGCTTCCTTTTCAAACTGCTTGACCTTGCCAAGTAGTTCGACATTCTTATCTGTCTCTTCGTTAAGCTTGCCTTCGAGCTCATCAACCTTAGCAATGAGTTCCTCAACAACGTCAACCTTCTCTTCTGGAATGTCGACATAATGCTCTTCGAATAGACCCTTAAGGCCTTTGAGGAAATCCTCAACCATATCGGCGCGAACACCCTTTTCAATGGCGAGCTTGTTATCCTCAACCCATTCCTGAACTACGTAGTCAAGATATGAGTCAACCTTTTCGGTAAGTTCATCAACTGTTTCCTGGCGGGAAACTTCTAGATCAGATTCTGCCTCTACAGCAAACTTCTCGACCTGCTCGTTAACCTTAGAAACCACTGCTGCCTCGAAAATGGTAGCAACCTTTTCCTTGAAATCTTCGTCAAGATCGGTACCATTGAAGATTGCATCAACGTCTTCTTGAACATTAATATCTTCGGCGGTAACCTTCTGAACCTGACGTACAGGAGTATCATCGATAATTTCAATGTCATCCTCGATTTCTACTTCTTCGCCGTACATGGCAGCAATGAGCTTGCCATAACCAGCCTGTAGGTCAGTCTTCTTCATCTTGTTCATATGACCGACCATAGCATTGATCATACCGGCCTTTGTTTTTGGCATTGGCTCGGCAGTTTTTGGATCTGGCTTTTCGTCAGTCTTTGTTGTATTAGGATCTGGAACTTCAGAAGGATCGCCCATGGAAGCCTTGAACTCTAAAAGATCTTCATCGTCTGAAATCTCTTCAGGAGTTTCAAGAACCTCAGCGTCCTCCATTACTTCTAGGTCTTTATCGGACATCTGTTATCTCCTTATTGAAATAAAGCTTTTCAAATTCATATTATTTATAATTACACATCTTTTAGAGCTGTTTCAAGAACTTTGTGAAAGCAGCAAGTTTTGCTTCTCTCAATTCATTTTTTGAAACTTTTCTGATCTCTTTTTGAGTTTCTTCAATATACTGTGGAACCCAACGATCATCAATTTGTAACCATTCAACTCCCTCCATGATGCCCTCGACAAAAGCTTCGGGAGCTGAAGGATCGGCTACAATATCAGCCGCAGTTGCAAGCTGAAAATCTGATTGAACCATATTTGTACCATCTTTACCTGGTTTGAGGGTTCCCATACCACGAGATGATACACCGAGCTTAGCACCTTCATCCATAAGATTCTTTACAATCTTACCCATAGGTGTTTCAGTCATAATCTTTGCTTTACCAATAACATTATTACCGTCTTGATAAAGTTCTTTAGTCATGTGTGAAACGCGTTCTAGATTAATTGTTGGTCCTTGAGGATGACCCAGTTCGCCATAAGCACGGTTCTGTTCAACATATTCTTTATTATATCTGCTGACCTCTCGCATGAGAGTTTCCATTGGATACATCCGACCATTACGGTTCTTAATATTACCCTGCATGAAAACGCCTTCGATGAAGTAGTTTTTACCACCATCTTCTTTTGCTTCGGTGATAAAACCAATATCTTGATCGTAAACTTCGGTAATAAGTTTCATTATGCGTCTCCGGCGTTTGCAACACCAGTAGCCGAAACTTCGGCGTGACCAGTAATTGTATCTGTAGATTTCTTATTTACGATTATCTGCGAACCTGTTACATTTGAAAGAATAAATGTAGCCTGACTTGCATTACCTGCAGGAATACCATATTGACCGCCACCTGATGCAGCAGATACGGTATTAGCAACCGTGATTGTTCTCTGTGTGGAACCAGTCTGAGTTAATAGTACTGATGTGGATCCAAATACACTTGTTGCTGATCCAGTTGAGACAGCATTTGTAACAGGAGTAATTCTAGCAATACCTGACATGAATCAAATTCCTTATACCGCAGCCTTAGCAAACTTGACCATGGAATCAAAGGAATCTTTATCCTTCATGGCTTCAGTTTCCATACGCTTTCTGTTTGTGGAATTGAGTTGCTTCATGGCATTATTAAGAGACTCGGCAGTCATCTTATCAATTTTTACTGTCTTGCCATCTTTCAGTCGAATAGTACCAGCTTTAAATGCTTCATCAATAATTTCTACTTCTTCTTTAATTTTCGAAGAACCCTGCATGACTGGAGCCTTTTCGCCGCCAGAATTACCAGCACCCTTATAGGAATCTCCACCGAAGCCGCCCATCTTCATGAACTGAGCATATGTCTTAAGGATCTGCTCACCTGATTCTTCAGAACCAGTATGATCCTGGCCAGACTTGCCAACTTTACCACCCTTGCGATCACCAGTATGTTGTTCATCGGGCGCAACGGGATGAGCAACCTTATTAACTTTGTGTTTTTTTACAAAATCTTCTTCTTCTTTTGAACGAGGTGTAATATCCTTTACCTCATCCTCAGAATCTTTTTCTCTCTTGTAATCTGAAGCAGGAGCTTCTTCTTTGAATAGCTGATTAAACTTCTTCATCGGATACTTCCTCTTGTTCTAGGTCAGTATCATCAACTTCAATTTCTTCAGGTTCATCAAACATTGCTTGGCCAGCTGTAATCTTTTGTAGATTGATTGCGTCCATAGCCTTATTCATTAAGGATGTGCTGATAACATCCTTAAATTGAGTCGATTCACCATTCTGAAGAGCAATAATTGCATCTCTAATAGTATCTGTCACAACGACCTCCGTTTTCATTTATATTATTTATAATATTAAAACTCTACGATTCTGCTATGTATTTAAGATAAAGCGATATCTTGAGTTTTTGTTGCAATCTTCTTGAGTTTATCACCAGCTGACTGGCTCTTATCACTATCAACAATGTAATCCCAAACATCTTGATCAACATTAGCAAGAGCAGTTGCAAGCGCAATCAATCTATCACCAGCAGATGTACCAGAGAGTGTTTCTGCCCAAGTAGCATCAGCAACCGCTGCAATATCATCGGCACCAAGTGATAGTGATGGAAGAATAGTTTCAACAAGGGTAGCAGTATTCAAGTTAATCGTGATCGTCCATGGATTTAATGTTGGAACGAATAACGAAACACCAGTTCTTGTAAACACGTTTCCTGTAACTGTTAACTCATGATTACCTTCCCATGTTCTCATTCTCCAATCATTTTCGAGGAAGTATGTAGTTCCCAACTGTCTATCACCAGGCAATGGATCACCACCAACAGAACTAATAGCCTCTTCATAACCAGCATTAAATTGATTTGGGTCCACAATCCATTCTTTCCATGCAGAATAAACATCAACACGAAAGTCCAATTCTGTTACACCTTCATTTACTAAGATAATCTTGTTAATCCCATCAAATGTTACCTTTTGATCGCCTAGTTGGAGCGGTGGATTGTAGACGCTCCAAAATTGCCAGTTACCATAGTTAAAATGAACTGAAGTCATTACTGAATACGCTCTTTCCACTGTAGATTAATACGAACATTTTGTGTGGTATGTGTGACATATCCATCATCTACAGGGTCCCACATAAACGTCCAAGCTGGTTGTGTTGGTGGTGTTCCTGTAATTAATCCAATATTAGTTGAACCAGTACCTTCATCATCATTTGCCCATCCAGAATTTGTAACTGCGTTAATAACAGTATATCTATCGATTGGAAACTCCGAATTTACACTAACACTATCGACAGTAAATGTTGTAGCTCCACTGTCAGTGTTCGCAGAAACTGAAGTTACACTATCTAATGCTATAGATGTTCTTCCTTCAACTACGACTGTATTGGCACCATTTCCAGTAGTTTTTACTATACAAGTACCTCCTCCAGTAACGGTTAAAACATCACCAATATCGAGCGTACCGCCAGAAAGACTACTATAAGTAATAGTGCGAGTTTTTCTATCGTCTACTAAATCTGCTAGATTGACGTATAGTTGCGCTTCGTTACTATCTTGTAAGGATAAGTAATATTCATTTCCATTTAAGTTGGTTGGACCATCAACGCTTAATCCTGATACTGTAATTAGATTTTTATCAGCAAAGAAGTGAACGCTTGTTCCTAAAACAGGGTTCGCTCCTATCTGAATTGTTACAGCATTACTTGGATTTCCATTTCCATCATATGGAGCGTCATTTCCAGTTACCTTTGTTATTGCCTGTGAACGAACAGAAGTGGTCGTCTCAGCATTAACCTTTAATGAACCATTTTGTATTGTATGAAATAATTTTGTAAAGTCGATCTCAGTTGGTCCCTTAACAGGCTTTCTAAATATTTCTGGTCCATGACCAACATGAAAAGCATCTTCATCTAATTCGAGTGTTGAGTATGTAATATCGTCATAATTCTCGCCTTTGAGAATACACTGTGAGAAGATTCTCAGTTCACCCCTAACATCGTTTGTATTTTGATCATAAGCGTCAATGGTTAAAAACTTAGGTAAATACAAAGAATGATTTTCTTGAAGTGTTCCAATTTCTGATGGTATTTGTTCAGCGGGTCTTACAGAAAATAGATATTGTGCGCCTTGTGTTCTAGGAGTATCAATCGTCAATGCATAAGAAGTATCAAGTGCTCTAAGATCGCCTTCTTCCATAATGTTTGTTTGACCCAAACCTTCTGCCCAAACCGAAGCGCCATAAGCATACATAGATTTTGTACCTGAATAGCCTGGTGTACCAGAAATACATTTAGTTGACCAACAAATAGGACGGTTTGGATTACCAAGTGAGTTATGAAGGAAATTTCCATTAGCAGCGCCATTGCCCATATCCATTTCATGACAAACGATTCTTGCTCCGCCAACGAATACTCCCCAACGAATACGACCACCACCAATATTTTGAAAATCAATCCAATAGATATTATTTCTATCAACTTTTAATTCAAATCCTGAAGGATTAGATGCACCAGCTGAACCATCTAATGTGTCTCTATTCCAATCCGATTGTGTTATGAATCCGTTTGTAGTTGTTCCACTAAATGTTCTACGATGATAAACTCGAAGTTCTGTTTCCCATAATGAAAAGAAAAATCCATCAGTAGCGTCAAATGTTCCCCAGTTTCTAACCAAACCCGTTGAGCCAGTATCACCTATACGAGTCGCCATTATTGTTAGATTTGTCATCCCAGGAATAAAAGGATGATACACATTTGATGTATGTGTTGATTGGTCGTTTAATGTGTCGCCAACGTCAAGACGAACAGCACCAAAACCATCTTCGTGTGCTAATGATCCAGCACCAATTAACGCATTAGAAAACTCAGAAGCCAAACGACTTTTTGTAAACATATATTGTGCGAGTAGAGTTTTTTCTGATGTTCTAAGCTCTCCAAACTCTGTTAACTCAGGTGCACCGTCAGCAAATGTTACCTGACCAGAACCAAATCGGTCAATGTCCCATCCATATTCTGGGTTGTCATATCCCATAATGTTTTGAGCAGGAATGTAAATGTCGTAAGCATCTGTATTAACTGTAGCAACTGTTTCTAATACATCATCGTCGTCTGTATCGTATTGAATTGATTGGTCGTCAGATGCTACCCAACCCTTTTCTTTTGCTTCTTCACTATAATGAACTGCTAACCGACCTGTAGTGCTAGTGGCTTCGTATGCACCATGTACGTGAACGGTAAACGTATCACCGCTATTACCAGTGATGGTATATCTTTCTCCAATTTGCCAAACGTGTGAAGGGTCTTTGCCATCATAATTGATCTCAGCAGTATGGATCATATAGACTCTATCACCAGTACTTTCTGGAGGTATTCTGGTATATTTTCGTTCACCAGCCATTTAATTTTCTCCTTGCGGAATTCTTAATTTATTTTTATATAATGTATTTATATGATAAAATTATGTTGGGTTACTAAATACTCTGTCACTTCTTTGAGCTATTTGGACTTCTTGAGATATAGTTGGTGTAATAGCAATATCATCAGCTATCCAATTTATATTAAATGTTCTAATTGTGATACCTGTTCCTGCTTGAAGACTAAAAGCAAAAGTTCTAGCGTCTGTTGATCCAGCAGTAGCATTTTCAATTGCTGCAATTTGAGTTGGCGCACTATATGGTGGAGTATTATCTAATGTACTCGTTTCATATACTCTTACTTCAGTATTATCTTTCATATTCGTCAAAGTAATTGTGATTGACGCTGTAATTGTCGTTGTAGCACTTGTACCGTTTCTGTAAGAAGTAGTAACAAGGTTACCACCAGTAGAACTAATCTGAACATCATTGCCCGAGTTATTGTAAATTGCAGCATCTGTAGAACCAGTTGTACTGCTATATCCTGTGAATGTGTTTTCTAAAAGAGTTTCACTAGTCAAATCACCAGTTGTTGCAGTAATTTCTATTGCATGTCCATCGCTGAACTGAAACGAACTATACTTGATATTATCTAAATCTTCTGTCTTTAAAAACCCAACACCATCAAGTGTATTAGCATCAATGACAGAATTACGTTGCCATAGTGAAGATACTAATGCAGTTGTAGCACCAGAACTTTGAATTGCTTCATTACAGTTAAGGAATGTGGAACTAATAGTTTCAACATTATCATTATCTAAAGTACTTGTTTCACCATTAACAAACGTACAACCATAAGCATTAAAAGAATCTATATTAGAATTAGCGGTTAGATACCATCGCAATCCACTAGTGCCAGCATCAGATTGTATCAGAATACCCTGAGCACCAGTTGCATCTGTACCTGTCCCAGTTTTCACACCCCATGTTGTATTGATAGTATTTGTCGCACTTCCCACAACTTCTACACCATAGTAACCGTCTGCAAGAAAGGGCGCTGTTTGCCATAAGAGAGATTGGTTAGTATCTGTAAATCCATGAGTAACACTATCTGTACTATTACCAATTCTCAATGGTACAGAAGAAACATATGCACCACCGTCAGCGGTTCTAAAAGTACCCCATAAGTTCGTCTCACTAGCACTTTCGATATCAGCAAAAGTCCAATCAACTGATCCTGTATTTTGACCTTCTACAAGAATACCAGGCGTTCCAGAAGGCAATCTCCAGATTCCATTCAACCAAGTATTATCAACGTTTCTGGTCATTGCTGCTGTTGTAGCAGTAATACCTACGTGTTGAATTGCGGATGTGGCAGGAGCAGTACCGCCAGTATTCGATGGACTAGCAGAGGCTACTTCAATATCAACAACAAAATAAACCCAACCACCAGCAAAAGCAGTTGGCCAAGAATCTGATCCTCCAACGTATACTTCAAAAAAATCACTAGTAGATGCACCTGTAAATCTTACAGTAAACCCACCTGCGGCAATTGTGTCTAATAAACCAACAATACCACAGTTGACTAGTATGAGAAAAGTATTGTTAGACCAGTTTTGTGTAGACGTAGCATTATATAAAATTGTTCTCGTAGAGTTCGTCATGTTTTCTGCTACACTGTTCGAACCTTGATAAACAATTTCGGTATCGTCTGCGAGAGAAGTGCCAACATAGTTTGCGGCAGATGTGGCTAAATCAACTACTGTTCTGTTATCTACAATTGCCATTACATACTCCTATCCCAACTTAGAACGGAGTATGTAACCCAATTAAACATATTATCAGTTGTAGAAGTTGGTATGTAAACTACATCACCATCATCCGTACTACTCATGTCACTATTATTAGCACCAAAAATATAACAACATGTTTCTGGATGAGTAAAATCTTTTAGATTTATTTGCCCAGGCATAGTTGATGAATTTTGGGGAGATAGAAAAACACGTTGTTCCACTATCTCGCTGTAACTAGATATGAGCATTGGAGTAACAGACTGAAAAATTTTATAATTTAAAAATCTATGTTCAGAATCTATACCCAATATATAGATTTTATCTGGACGAAAGTTATTAAGGCTATAACTCCACTGGTCATAGAAAAAATTTGAATTGTCTTCTTCATGAGTAACACAAACGGAAAACATAATGCTTTATTCTCCTTCTGTATCACCATCCTGGAGATTTTGTTGAGCTTCTTCTTCTAAAATATCTTTTAGTTCTAAAATTTCGTTTAGATTAAATTCCCAAGCAAGGGTGTCTTGGTCCACCCCTGCTTCTATACGATTTGATTGAACCAGATACATCAATTCATCTTGAGTTGTACCAAGAACATCACTTGCTTGTTTCAATGATATATTCATTCTCTATCTTTCATTATGTTGGGTTAGAGTAGTTTCTTTCAAGTGCGGACACGAGAGAGATAACAATACTTGTACTACGAGTAATACTACCAGTTGATTGAACAAACTGGGCGCTGTTGAATCCTATAGCACGAACTATTACAGCAGGATTGTTAGTACCAGCCCCTGGCGCTACACGAGCACCTTGGGAATTGTTATTATAGTCATAGTCAAATGTTTTATAGTAAGCACCCGTGTCTGGATCAGTAATATAACCACTAACCGTACCTGTGATATCTGCTGGTCCAGCATTGTCTTGTACAAGCAATGCACTTGGTGAATCAATTGGATTTTCATCAAAGTAAACATCACCACCACTTGATGTGGTTGTAGTTAAAGCACCATCTGGTACAGCAAGTTTATAAGCCACAAATCCACCAGTTGTTGTATCAGTAACTGATGTTACTCTATAGATACCATCTAAGTTACTTGATGGCGTAAATCCTTGAACATTTATGTATTCTCCTACCTGACCAGACAGATCAGGTAAATCAACAGCACCATCAGTTGTAGTAAATGTAACACTTTGTCCAGATACAGTTGCTGTGACAGCATTGGTTGTTGTTGTTCTTGCAGTGTATTCGTAGAACATCCAATACTTAGAATCTGCATCATCAATAAGGTTTTGGTTGAATACAATTCTACCAGCAGCAACGAATGGGAACTGTCTAACTGTACCAGTATTATCATAGAAGAACACAGAGTTCGTATCACTCGTCTGGAAACCTTCAATAATAACACCACGATAGTTACTACCGCCGTCATTTGGGTTGCTTGGTGTGGTTACAACAGAAGTGCCTGCATACAAGTTATCACCAACAAATGTTAATAGTTCGTCGGCAGTTTTACCAACAACATTTTGATCAGCAGTACCATAAAAGTTAATGTCAGAATTTTGACGCAACTGATACTGAACTGCTTCATAAATTTGTGGTAGAGTTGCTGTAATTGGAGTTGCACGTTGTAATGTGAAGTCCATACCAGTATCAGAAGATAAAGTGGCGTCTGTTGTTACCTGACCATCTGCCTCAGCAGTAATGTCATAAGTACCCTTGTTAGTACCACCATGAATTGTGATTGTACCACCAACATATGTACCAGCACCCTTTGATGTAGTGATACCAGCTTCAGCAGTAGTAACAACAGAGTTAGAACCGCCAGTCGTAGCACCATCAATACCAGAGTGTGTTCCAACATCAATTACGATACCAAAGTTACGAGCATTTGCAACTTTATCATCAACATTCTTTGTATATACATCATCAAAGTATCTAACACGAACTTGGGTATATGGTGTTGTTGTACTAATATTTGCATCTGTTTCAGAAATCTTCAAGTCTGTAGCGTTAGTTACAGGGAAACGGAACACTTTGTTATCAACGTCACCACTCACACCGATGTCGGATAGAGTTGATTTAGCGTAAGTCTTACCGTTTGTATCAGCATCTCTAACACGCAAGAACACGTTTAGAACGTTTCTATTATTTACAGCAGCAGCAAATGTGGCATTATCAACGCCTTCATCTGTCAGACTTGCTGCACCGCCAATTGGAGATACTGTTAAATCAGTTGCAGTAATTGCAGTAATATCATAATCTCTTGGAATTCCGCCTGTGCCCAAATCAGTTGCATTGTCAGAAGCAACTACTGAAATTTTACCGCCCTTCTTATAACCATCAGTGATCCAACTACCTGTACTTCTGGTAATTACATTTGATGCAATAGTAACAGTGCCAAGATCACTTGGTAGATAATTATAAGAAAGAATTGCTTCGTTAACAGGACCAGTGAATTGGAAATCTGTGGTATCACCTGTTGATGTTGGGTCATTACCTTGTTGATAATATGCCTTATCACCAGTAACAGCAGTTTCGTCTTCAAAACTACCCAAGGTGATAACACCAACATATTCTTTATCCAAAACACCATCAGTACCGATTTCTCTCCAACCACCAGTTCTAACTAGCTTACGTGTTTCAATATCTTGAACTACATCGTTGGTTCCATCGCCACTAGCATCAACACCACTATGGAAAATCCAATCGGATGTCATTTCGAACTGTTCTGGTGTAATGGCAGTGAATGGGAATGGGTGTGGAATTAATGTATCATCATTTTTCCACTCTTCTTTACAAAATGAATATATTGCCTGGAGACTCACACCATCATTTGTAAGATTACCTTGTTTTAGTAGCCAAATTTCTCTATTGTAAACATCAATATAAACTGATTTTTCTTCACCAGCAGTACCATCGTCGTGGAAAATAGAGGCAGATTCTGCGCTCGCATCCGCAGGATTGCCACCATCACCAGCAACTTTTGTAGCATTGATTGTGTTACTCCCAACTGTATTTACCCAATACAGTCCATTATTGACAGCAGTGGAATGATCTCTTATTTCAAAATAATCATATTGTGTAGCAATATTTTCAATGCTTGTGCCAGCAATATCTACTGCCGCACCTGATTGACCTGAAAAGGTCAAACTTATAACAGTTTCTAAGCCTTGGGATAGATCATCAGGATCGATTAATATGGCCATTTCGTTTTTCTCCAGTTAACTGTTTTATTATATTTATAATATAAAAAAATCTATACATCATAATTGTAAGTGTTTCTATCATCCCAGATTTTATCGAATGAATCAGAATCATTAGCCCAAAGAATTGTAGTAACAGTATTAGCGCTTGTTTCGTTAATTCTTTTGATTCTCCATGATGCTGTGTTAGCATATGATCCTGGATTTGCTTCACCAACATAAGTATATGTGTTTGCGCCAACTACTACTTCATCTACTAATCTATCGTATTGCACTTCTAGTTGAACCCTTACTGTATTAATAACATCAACAATATTTATAGCTTCAAATTTCATTCGATTTTGTCTAAAAATTAAAATATCATTATTAGCTAATTGACTTGGACGATTGAAAACTACATCATCCATATCAAGAATGCGTGTAGAACCACCGCCGCCCAGCGTTTCAAGTTGACGATTTACTCTGTTTCTCCAAACATCTAACTCTTTTTTGATTGGAGTTATATCTGCTGCTTTAGCATCTTTGCCAGGAGGTCCTTGATCACCTTTATCACCTTTCGGACCTTTTGTACCACGGTCTCCCTTCGGTCCACGAGGACCTGTATTCCCACGGTCTCCCTTCGGTCCTTTGGCTCCTTGCTTTCCTTTAGCACCGTCACGTCCGTCTTTTCCATCAGATCCTGCAGGACCAATATTCCCTTGATCTCCTTTAGGACCCTGCGGTCCAGCAATACCCTGAGGTCCTTGCTTACCTTCAAGACCTTGTTCACCACGGTCACCCTTAGAACCCTGCTCGCCTTTTTCGCCCTTTAACCCACGCTCACCTTGTAGACCTTGTGGACCTTGTGGGCCCACGTCCCCTTGTTCTCCACGAGGTCCAATATCTCCTTGAGAGCCTTGCGGTCCCTCCGGTCCAGTTTCACCTGGAATTCCATCATCACCTTTGTCTCCTTTAGGGCCTTGTATACCATCGGATCCGGGCGGGCCCATAGGACCCATAGGGCCCATATCACCCTTTGGTCCCTGAAGCCCTTGCTCGCCTTGAGGTCCAGGAATTTCTTTGAGTTTTCCTAATTCTTTTTGTACGTACTTTAGTACGATTGCAAGAATTTTACTCTGTTCCAGAATCTGCATTACTGTCCATAAATCTTGTCATGCTCTTGAGTAATTCTTTTTCTTCTTCAGAAATATTTTTGTCTGGGATAAATTCTTCTGTTTGGTCTTCAATCTTCAATTGTTCTTCAACTGCAATTTCTTCTTCGGGTGATGCATCATCTTCTTCACCACCACCTTCTTGACCGATCTGTTTCTCTATTTCCTCAATCTCATCTTCAGTCAAACGTAGAACATTTGTGCGAATCCATGCCTGTGAAAAATACTTGCCGACATAGTTATCAATATCACCAAGGAGACGAAGTCTCTCAGTCATAATTTCGGTATCTTTCAGTTCTGTAAAGTGGTTATCTTCCATGAAATCATAGTAGACATCCTGTTTCATCTTTTGCCATTCTTTACGGGTTGTGACACCAGTAAGAGCAAGATGAATCTCGAGTAATTCATCAAACATCATGGCAAATCTATTACGAAGGCGCTTGATGAATTTATTGAACTTTAATTCATCACGAGTAATTTCAGATGCACGACCAAGTTGGAACTGATTTTCTTGTTCCATACGGGCAGTAGGAACATTCAGTGACTTATAGAGTTTACGGCGGAAATAATCCACATCCTCCATCTCACCAAGATTCTGACCACCAGGAAGAGTTGTGATTTCAGTACCTCTGCCACCCTCACGGCGTGGGAGCCAGAAATCTTCAAGCATTGTCATAAACTTACGGTCGTCTCGTACCTCACCGGTAGATGCATCATATGTAAGTTTATTTTTGTGCTTGGTCATCATATCGCGAAGATATTGCTCGGCCTTCATTTTTGGAAGGTTACCAACATCAATGTAGAAAATGCGTCGTTCTGGAGCACGGGCAAGTCTGTAAATAACCACGGCATCCTCAAGCATACGAAGCTGATTGAGTGGTTTGATTGCCTTATGTAAATGAGAATAAATCATATTGTTACGGTTATCAAGAATACCTGAATGAACGTAACAAATAGAATCCTTTGCGATCTTTACACCTTGGGCCTGATTTGCTGTGGTAATACCTTGTCCATTGTAAAGATAATATTCATTGACACCTTTATATACCGTGACACCAGTTCTTTTATCTTTTTCCTTAATTGGCTCTTTAATCTTGCGGATCTTGCGAGGATCAATATATCTTAGATCCTTAATACCTGCACGTGGATTTTTTTCATCGATTACGATGTGATAGTAGAGTCGGCCATCAATATACCATTTGCGAAAAATATCATAGGCATTATTCTGGAAATCTAGCATATCATAGATTTCGTAGAAACTTTCTCGAATCTTTTTCTTTACAGATGCGCTGACCTCAAGTTTATCTAAAATAATTTCACAAGGCCCAGAATTTTCATCGACAACAATTGCCTCGTTTACAATATCTTGGATTGCATAATCACATTCTGGTTGAATTGACATCTCGCGATATTTAGTTACGAGATCACCTTCATTTTTTGCCTTGCCTTCAAGATCAACGTATGTACCATAAGCACCGCCAGGTGCAATTTCAATGGAACCATCCTCAATGGTTGGTGAAACAATTGATGGTAAGTTTTCTTGTTCTGATTCTGTCTTTTTTCTAGCAATAGTAAATCCAAAAAGTTCAGCCATTATGTTATCCTATGCTTAAAAATTGTATTTTGTTTATTTATAATGCTAAGATCATAAAAAAAGGGAGGCCGAAGCCTCCCTTTCCTAAAATATATAAGAATATTAGTTGATAGCAGCGCCGGGAGCAAGACCACCAGACTGTGTTGTCCAGTAATCAATGCTAAATGTTGCTGTATATTCTTCAATCGCATCTGTATTTGACCAATCAAGATCAATAGCTGCGATATTTGTTGGGAACATTCCAACAAAATCATATGACCGTAGAATATCACCGGCCTTGCCATAATGAGTGACCTGAGCCTGTGATTTATAAACGGTGTTGAATACAGCTGATTGGTTGCTTGTTGTACCGTTGATTGCCTGTACCCATTCCTCGAGTGTACTACGAACTGAGAAATCCTCATCATTGATGATGGTGACTGTCCAATCTTCGTATGTACGGTTACCTGCAAATTTTACAGGCCGACCGAAATAGTTAGTGGTAATCGGCGTTAGAGTTGTGGCAGGAATCTGAGCAACTCGGCAAACAAACCGGAATCGCTCATCAGCACCTGCATTAATTGGGTTAGTCATTGTGACTTCAAAAAGTGATGGCCGAGCACCACCAAATGGCATATTACCCGTAAATTCGTTAATATTGAAAGCCATGTTCTTCTCCTAGATCCTTTTTACTATTTATAATCCAAATTAGAACTGACCAACAATTTCTTCAAACTCAACACCGGTGCGAACTGCAACGAAGTTAAGCTGAATGAAGTTGATTGACCGTGCAGGTTTAATGTAAATGTCGCCGATAAACTCGTTGCGATCAATAACTTCTGGTGTGTTATTTGTTTCATCACAAACAACTCGGAAGTCAAAGATACCACGGCGGCCTTGTACATCACGTAGGAAAGGCTCAACTAGATTACGGAACTGTGCCCGTGTAAATGCATCGTTGAACTCAAAGAGAGTAAACTTAGCAGATGTTGCAATAGCCTTTTCTAGGACAATGAATAGGCGGCGGACATTGATTCGGTCAAAGGCACTTGGCTTAGCAAGCATTGTCTTATCACCGAATAGAATTGTACCTTGTCCTGGGAATGTTACGACTGGATTGATACCAGATTTATATAGTAGATCACGATCGGCTTTCTTTGGATTATAGGAAAGCTTAGCAACATTCTTAATATTACCACGATTGAAACCAGCTGGTGAATACCATGGATCACGTGTATTATCTGTACGGACCATAAGACCAGCGGTGTCGCCGTTCATTGGAACATAACGGTATACATCATTATACTTATCGTACTGATATTTCCAACCGCTATCAATTACACCATATGAAGATGATGGAAGTGTATCACGGAATGCAATGGCATCCTCGGCTTCCTTACCAGCATATGTGGAGTTATTGACCACGTCTGCAGATTCTGGTGAGAATACACCAATGCAGTCAAGGCGTGTTTCACAGATATTATTGATAATATGTGTGACTAGTGTCTGGTTTGAATCAGCACCAAGTATAAGTGAAACATCGACATCCTCAGCACTTTCAAACTTATTATAACCGTTAATAAGCTGTGCATTTGTTGGCGCCGCACCGGCAGAACCACCAGAGAGTGA